TTATTACCAGGTGAAGAGGTTGTTCAATGACAATTATTATTAAATTTGAGCCATCTCCAAATGCTAATTTTCAATTTAGCCCCACTTTAGATGGTGTAGGCTATATAGCTATTTGTACTTATAATAACTACGCACCTAGGTATTACATAAACATCTACGATACTTCTAGAAATCTTATTATGACTAGGCCTATTGTAGGATCACCCGATGATTACGATATAAATATATTAGCAGGGTTTTTTACTACATCTAAAATGGTGTATAGAGTAAGTAGTAGCCAATTTGAGATTACTCCATAATGCGTTACTACAACATTGTTATTAGCCCTAGCAGTGAAACAGCATTGTCATTTGCGCCCATTACGTTTACAACGCTAAATAAAGATGGAAGCTTTAATGGCAGTGCCTTAGGCATTGATATAGATATATTTCAGGCTCCTTATAATCAACCAACTCAAAACGGGTATATCAAGATTAAAGGCGTCGATTTTAGAAATATTGATAAAACTGCTAACTTAATAAACGCAAGAATAAAAGTATCTGTAGGTATGTCTAAAGGTTTGCCCTATGCTAAACCTGACCAAGCAGGGCTTATTATTGACGGAACTATTTTGCAGTGTTTCGGAAATTGGATTGGCACAGATGTCAGTTTAGATTTAGTTATAGGCCCTGCTACGTATAACCCAAATACAGATGTAAATTTAACAGGGATATGGAAACAAGGCGATACTTTAGAAAAAGCCGTGCGAGACACCATAAAAAATGCGTATAAAGATGTGCCTATAAATGGTTCTTTTGGGTCAAACTTAGTCTACACTCAAGATCAGCCACTAGCCTATTCAAACTTGCTTTCTTTTTCTAAACAAATTAATGCGTTTAGTAAGCAAATAAATAAAGACCCTAACTATTTAGGTGCTCAAATAAGTAGCACTGCTACAGGCTTTTATTTATTTGATGGTGTATTAAGTTCTCAAAAAGAAAAGAGCATTGCTTTTGAAGATATCATAGGCAACTTAACTTGGCGAGATATCGCTACTATTCAAGCTAAATTGGTTATGCGTTCTGACTTAAATTTAGGCGATATTATTACTTTCCCTAAAGGAACACCCGCACTTAACGTAGTAAATAACTTTTCTCAGTATAGAAATGACATATCATTTCAAGGAAAATTTCAGATTACTCAACTAAGGCATATTGGAGATAGCAGACAATCTGATGGCAATAGTTGGTGCACCATCGTTGATGCAGTTATACCAGGAGTGCCGCAATGAGTGCAGGACAAAAAACCCCTTTTGCTCAAACGATTAATAGATTCGTTGAAAAAAAAATTGAAGATTTCCAAGATACCTTAGGTCAGATACTGCCTTGCTCTGTTGTTTCTGTAGATGGCCCTATTGTTACGGTAAGTTTTGAAGTATTGTCAGGTGCCCTGACTTTACCCCAAGTAACAATGCCTATTGCTGAAAGTCAATACACACGGCTACCAATTCAGCCTGGTGATAAAGGTATCTGTATAGCGGCGAGCGTTAGATTAGGCGGCATATCAGGATTGGGAGTTGATGAATCTTTAGCACCTTTAGACCTTCCAAGTAATTTGGGCGGGTTAGTATTTCTACCTATTAGCAATAAAAAATGGTTTAGCGTCAATGGCCGTTATTTAGTTTTATATGGCCCTGATGGAGTAGAAATAACTACTGAGCAACAAGATTGCAAAATAACCTTAAATTCTAGTGGCGTCGTTATCGATTTAAATGGCGGAAACTTGACGGTTAATAACGGTAATACGACAATGAACGGTAATTTAACTGTTAATGGTTTAATTACAGGAACAGATGGATTCGCCATTAGCGGTGGTACAGGCTCTACTATGAACGTATCAGGCAATATTGCTACGACAGGTACAATAACCAATAACGGCAAAGATATCGGAAGTACACATACGCATAGCGGAGTTCAACCAGGCGGCGGAAATACGGGGACACCAAATTGAGAACTTACGGAAAAAATGCTCAAGGGCAATGGGTAGAAGTTACAGAAACTGGCTATGTTTGGTTGGCTACTTTAGCTCAAACTTTGCGTTTGAATTTAGGGGAAAGCCCTTACTATGCCACTTACGGCATACCTGCCCATGATTCAGTAATGAATCAGATTGCCCCCAATGCCGCGATAAATAAAACACAAGCTCAATATTCGCCATATTTTGCTAACTTAACCATAGTAAAACAAGTTAATACGCCGAATCCGACATACAGCATTTCTGCTATATTCCAAGACGGCACAACTTTTCAGACAACCGTAGCAACCTAAGGATACTACATGGCAACGATAACTGATGCTGGAGCGATACCAGCAAGCCCAACAGACTTATTAGCGGAAGAGTTAGCCGTAGCTACCGCTTTATCTCCAGGACTTACAGCTAATTTACCAGGCTCTTTGATAGAAGATATGGCTTCTACAGGGGCGGGTGCTTTAACAGTTCAGGATCAGGCTTTCGTAGACTTAGTTAACTCTATTAGTCCTTACACAGCCAATTCATTTATTTTGGCTCAGTTAGGTGCTGTATACGGAGTCCAACGTGGAGTAGGTTCTAATACATCTGTATACGTAACTTTTACAGGCAACCCAGGCTTTGTTATCAATAAAGGCTTTATCGTATCTGATGGTTCATATCAGTACATCGTTCAAGATGGCGGTATCATTGGTGCTTCAGGTCAAAGTGCCGCTTTATATTGTTTGGCCACAATATCAGGCTCTTGGGCGGTTCCAATTGGTACAGTGACTCAAGTTATTACGTCTGTACCATCTACCTATACTTTAACTTGTACTAACCAAACCGCAGGAGTGCCAGGAGCCACAGCACAAACTCTAGAATCTTATCAAGCTCAAGTAATTCAAGCAGGTTTAGCAACTGCACAAGGCGTACCAAGTTTTATTAAAAGCCAATTAGAAAATGTTAACGGTGTTCAACCTAACTTAGTTTCAATAAGAACACCTGCCGCAAACCAATGGGAAGTTATTTGTGGTGGTGGAGACCCTTATGCAATAGGTAATGCTATTTATCAAAGCGTGTCAGATATATCTACTTTAGTAGGTTCGGTGTTACACGCTACTAACATTACTAAAGCTAATCCAGGTGTTGTAACGACTGATTTAAACCATGGATATGCGACGGGTCAAGTAGTGACTATCGCAAATAGTAATCCTTCGTCTTATAACGGTACTTATACAATCACAGTTATCGATGAAAAAACTTTTAGCCTTGGAGTAAACACATCAAGTTATGCTACATATGTAGGTAGCGGTGTAGTAACTCCTAACTTACGAAATGTAACGGTATCCATTACAGACTATCCTGATACATATAGCATTATTTTTGTTAACCCCCCTGTTCAAACAGTGCAAGTTACAATTACATGGAATACGATATCAACCAATTTGATATCTCCTACAGCTATATCTCAGCTTTCAACACCCGCAATTGTGTCTTATATCAATAGCATTGCAGTAGGACAGCCTGTTAATACTTTTGAGTTACAAGAAGCTTTCCAATCTGCCGTGTCAGCTATTTTGCCTGTTAATCAGATATCTAAAATTAATTTTGTGGTAGCTATTAATGGCATTGCAACTGCCCCTGCTTCAGGAACTTTCTTAATCTATGGCGATCCTGAAAGCTATTTCTCAACAAGTTCTTCTTTAGTAACTGTTGTTCAAGGCTAACTATGATTAAGAATACGCTACCCGCTTATCTATATCAGCAATATAGCGATGATGATACATCGCAATATTTACAAGCTTTTTTTGATGCTTATAACAGCTTATCTCAAGCTAACTTAGATAGGCTAAATAATATTAATTTGCCTATTTATACAAACAGCATGATTACAGGCTCTTTGTTAGATTGGGTAGCGTATGGCATATACGGTTTACAAAGGCCATCTCTATCAACAGGCAGTAGCTTTTCATCTTTAGGTGTGTATAACACAGTACCTTTAAATACCACCGCATATTCACAAAATATATCAGGATCACCTGGTGTTTCTTATCAAGTAAATGATGATTATTACAAGCGTATTTTGACTTGGAATTTCTATAAAGGCGACGGTTTTCAGCCTACAACGACTTGGTTAAAAAGACGTGTTTATAGATTTTTAAATGGTGTAGATGGCATGGCTCCTGCTATCCCTGATACATATAACATCAGCGTTGTGTTTTATAATGATTTAATAACCATTCACGTGCCGAATACTACTGCCGCTCAAATTCTTAGTGCAGCTATACAAGACGGTATTTTGAATGTACCATTTCAGTATAGCTACGTTGTCACTTATTAAGGATTTTTAGAATGATTCAGTTATTCGCTAACAATGCTAAAACTACCTTAGCATCAGGTATTACAAGTACCCAGACAACTATATCAGTAGCCCCTGGCACTGGCTCATTATTTCCTTCTCCTGTATCAGGAACATCTTATTTTAAGCTTACTTTAGTAAGCGCGGTGTCTGCTTCAGTTTATGAAGTTTGCGTTTGTACTTCTAGATCAGGCGATACTTTGACTGTTGTTAGAGGACAAGAAGGCACATCAGGTCAGCCTTTCGTATTGAATGATATTGTTGGTCAATATGACACTGCTGGAACAATGGTAGATTTAGTTCAATCTGAACAGCTACAAGCTCAAACATATCAATACGGGGCTGCGGCAGGAACTGCAAACGCTTTAACAGCGACAGTGCCTTCAAATTTAACAGCTTTAGTTGATGGAATGTACTTCAATATTAAAGCCGCAACTGCTAATACTGGCCCTGCAACATTGAATTTAACTTTAGGTTCTACCGTATTAGGTGCATTCCCTATTGTAAAAGGCAATAACTTAACTTTGGTGTCAGGCGATATTGCGGCCTCAGGATACCCTCTTCAAGTAAATTGGAGTGCAACATTTAGTGCCTTTGTATTACAGAACCCTGCAACAGGTATTTTTGTGGCTTCAGTGCCAACAGGCTCTATTGCATGGTTCCCTGCAACTACAGCCCCTAGCGGATATTTGATTGCACAAGGCCAATTGGTTTCTAGGTCTACTTATGCTTCTTTGTGGTCTTATGCACAATCTAGTGGTAACTTAGCAGCTTCTGATGGAGCTTGGCAAAGCGGTCAATTTAGTCCGGGAGATGGTTCTACAACATTTAGATTGCCACAATTAGGCGGTTACTTTATCCGTAACTTGGATAATGGCAATGGTATAGACCCTAGCAGAACAATCGGAACTGTTCAATCAGGTCAAAACGCGGCACATAACCATACCGCAACATCTAGTTCAAGTTCAACTTCTGTTGTTACAGACCCTGGGCATAACCATACTTATAACAACAGAATTAATGAATTGCCGCAAACTGGTAGCTCAACACCTTGTTGGTATGGCGATACAAATGCAACAACAGGTACATCTCAAACTGGGATTACTGTAGCAACAGCAACAACGACAAGTACCTCTATTGCTAATCAAGGGGGAAGTGAAGCCCGCCCAATCAACGTAGCATTGTTATGCTGCATTAAATATTAAGGAATCATTATGGCCTATAACTATGGAAGCCCAATTAACGGTACATTAGCTGCAACTACGGCAGTCGTACAAATACCTAATGTACTTTCGCCTGCATCGATTGTTCTAAATTCAGCCGCAGGCGGCAGAACTATTCAGTTTTCTTTTGATAACGGTGCGACTTATTACGCGGCTGTAACACCTACATATTCTGAAACAAGCCAAATTGTTTATGTTTTGACATTCCCTGTGACTACTGTAAAATTCACTGGAGCAGTTAACGATACTTACAGCATTCTATAATCCATCAAGTTTGGGGTCTTTATGAGCGTATTATTTATATTTGGCAATGAAGTCCAAACCACATTAGCTGCACCTATTTCTAGCACAGATACCGTTATTACGGTTGCTAGTGGTACAGGTGATACGCTCCCCCATCCTTATTATGGTGAGCAATTAGCTTTAACTTTAGTCGATGCAATGACAGGGTTAATTACTGAAATTGTTTACTGTACTAATATCACAGGCGATCAATTAACCGTTATTCGTGGTCAAGAGAATACTGTTGCCCGCGCATGGAATATTGGTGATTTTGCTACCAATTTATTTACTGCCGGAACTGCATCTGCTTTTGTGCAAGAAGGTTATCAAAACATGGGGCCAACTGGCCCTACAGGTGCATTAGGCCCTACAGGCCCACAAGGCGTACAAGGTATCCAAGGTAATCAGGGTAATCAAGGTAATCCTGGGCCAACTGGTCCTATCGGTGCCGTAGGCCCTACTGGTTCAGTAGGCCCAACAGGCGCCCAAGGTATTCAAGGTGTTACTGGCCCAACGGGTGCTCAAGGTGATATCGGTGCTACAGGTCCAACTGGTACACAAGGCATTCAGGGCAATCAAGGCCCTACTGGTGCTCAGGGTGTACAGGGTATTCAAGGTGTACAGGGTATTCAAGGTGTTACAGGGCCAACAGGTCCTACAGGCTCAATTGGTAACACAGGGCCAACAGGAGCCGCATCGAATGTACCCGGGCCAACTGGTAGTTTAGGCCCAACAGGCGCAACAGGTCCGACTGGTGTTCAAGGACCTACAGGAACTCAAGGTGCTCAAGGTAACTTAGGCCCAACCGGTGCTCAAGGCGTACAAGGTATTCAAGGTCTTCAAGGTGTTCAAGGCCCAACTGGCCCAACAGGCTCTCAAGGTAATGTAGGTCCTACAGGTGCTACTGGAGCAACAGGCGCCGCGTCATCTGTGGCAGGCCCAACAGGAAACACAGGCCCAACAGGCCCTACTGGTGCTCAGGGCATACAAGGTATCCAAGGCAATGTTGGACCAACTGGTGTTCAAGGTATTCAAGGTGCTCAAGGCGACACTGGTGCTCAAGGGCCAACTGGACCTACAGGTGCTGTTGGTGGAACAGGCGCAACTGGCCCAAGAGGTCAAACTGGCCCAACTGGCGCCGCTTCTAGCGTTCCTGGTCCTCAAGGCGCTGAAGGCCCAACAGGTCCACAAGGAAATCAGGGGGACCAAGGCCCACAAGGTATTCAAGGAAATATTGGGCCAACAGGCCCACAAGGTGTACAAGGTATTCAAGGCGTCACGGGTCCTCAAGGTGTCACTGGCCCTACGGGTAACATTGGAGCCACAGGCCCATCAGTAACTGGTCCAACTGGTCCTACAGGAACAACAGGCTCTCAAGGTCCAACGGGGCCACAAGGGTATGTTGGCCCAACTGGTCCATCAGTAACTGGCCCTACAGGCCCAACTGGTGCACAAGGTCAACCAGGTTCAGGCGGTGTAGTTGCTTATTATGGTTCTTTTTATGATGATAGTAACCAAACAATTTCAAGCACTACAGCGACTTATGTAGTTAGGCTAAATCACACATCAGAAGCTAACGGTGTATCTGTTGTTAATAATGACTCAGGTGTACCAACTCGTGTTACATATGCTAATCCAGGTACTTACAACACAACATTTTCTATTCAATTAGTTAATACAAATAATGCAGTTCAAACAGCTAATTTTTGGCTAAGAAAAAATGGTGTTGATGTTGCAGACACTAACAGCAATACAGCTATTACAGCTAATCATTCAGGAACAAATGGCACAGCAATTTTGACTGTAAACTTTGTATATACAGTAGTTGCAGGCGATTATTTTGAAATGGCTTGGAATGCTGATAGCACATCAGTTTCTATTGAAACTTTAGCTGCTAGTGGAACTCCACAAATACCTGCAACTCCAGGTGTTATTTTCACAACAGGTCAAGTAACTTATACACAACAAGGTCCAACTGGGCCAACAGGGGCAAATTCAACAGTAGCAGGTCCAACAGGTGCATTAGGCCCTACTGGTGCTACTGGTCCTACAGGTGCAGTAGGTCCTACTGGCCCACAAGGTATTCAAGGTATCCAAGGTATTCAAGGTGTAACAGGCCCAACTGGTCCTACTGGGCATCAAGGAGACCAAGGTATTCAAGGTGTGCAAGGTATCCAAGGTATCCAAGGTGTAACTGGGCCTACTGGCTCTCAGGGTGTACAAGGTGATACAGGGCCAACTGGTCCAACTGGTACACAAGGTATTCAAGGTGTAACTGGCCCAACAGGACCAACTGGCGCTCAAGGTATACAAGGTGTGACTGGCCCGACTGGTCCAACTGGCTCTATTGGTAATACTGGTGCTACAGGTCCAACTGGCCCTCAAGGTATTCAGGGTGTACAAGGAAATCAAGGACCGACTGGTGCAACTGGAGCAGATTCAACAGTAGCAGGGCCAACTGGTCCAACTGGTTCAACAGGCTCAACTGGTGCTGAAGGGCCAACTGGCCCTCAGGGTGTTCAAGGTTTACAAGGTATTCAAGGACCTACTGGCCCAACAGGAGCCGATTCAACTGTTGCAGGCCCCACTGGACCTCAAGGTATCCAAGGCGTACAAGGAAATCAAGGTCCAACTGGTGCGACAGGTCCAACTGGAAGTCAAGGTAATGTAGGCCCAACTGGTCCTACTGGAGCTACTGGTCCTACTGGAGCAAACTCAACTGTTGCAGGACCAACTGGTCCTACAGGCACAACTGGTAACAATGGCCCAACTGGTCCGACTGGTGTACAAGGTCCTACTGGTCCAACTGGAGCTCAGGGAACTCAAGGTATTCAGGGTATTCAAGGTAATGTGGGGCCCACTGGCCCTAATGGTCCAACTGGCCCTACTGGAAGCACTGGCACAACTGGAACTCAAGGTCCAACTGGTCCTACTGGCCCAACAGGTGCAACAGGTGCGGCATCAACTGTTGCTGGTCCTACTGGCCCAACAGGAAATGTAGGTCCTACAGGAAGCAATGGTCCAACTGGTCCTCAAGGTGTTCAGGGTAATCAGGGTATTCAAGGAAATACTGGTGCTCAAGGTCCTACAGGTCCTACAGGAACATCGGGAGCGACTGGTGCGACTGGCCCTACGGGTGCTCAAGGCTCTGCAGGTAGCGTTGGTGCAACTGGCCCAACTGGCCCTCAAGGCAATCAAGGTAATAATGGAGCAACTGGCCCAACTGGTCCTCAAGGTACAGCAGGTACTAATGGTACTAACGGTACTAATGGTGCAACTGGTCCTACAGGTCCAACTGGTTCTAATTATTATGTCGGTGGTCGTGGTCAAGTATTTACATCATCAGGTACATTCACTATTCCTTCAGGAGTAACTGCGGTTAAAGTTACTTTATGCGGTGGCGGTGGTGGGGGTGGTGGTAATGCGTCTGGGTCTAACGGAGGCACATCATCTTTTGGGGCATATTGTTCTGCAACTGGTGGAGCAGGTGGCACTACAGCAGGCGGTGGTACCGGTGGTAACGGTGGCACAGGAACAGGTGGTTCTATAAATATTACAGGTGGCGTTGGTATTAATGGGAGTGCTTGTAGTTATGTAATAGGCGGTGCACTTGGTTCGGCACAATCATCAAAAACCGCTTCAGGTATCTTTTTTAGTGGTATTTTAGGGGGCATTCCAGGCTGCAATAACTTATCTGCAACTGGATATGGTAATGGCGGTCAAGGCTATGGCTATGGAGGATCTGGTGGTGCTGCTGGCTATTCTCAAGGATGGTTTACAGGATTAACTCCAGGAGGAACCGTAACTGTTACTGTTGGAGCGGCAGGTGCTTTAAATGGTAGTGGTTCAACTAATGGTAGTGCTGGTATTGTTATTATTGAATGGTAATAGAGGAAAATATGAAAGCGTTAATTAGTCCAAATGAACAAGTTGAATGGTTATCAGGATGGGATACATCTAAAACACCTTATCAACCACTTTTTACTGTTATAGGTCAAAGAATAGCTGAAGTATCAGATACAGAATTTGAAGTAGCTTCTCCTTTATATTGGATGAATTGTGATAATGATGTTGTATCAAACCAATGGTATTTAGATACTAATGATAATTCTATTAAAGAAATACCTTCTCCTACACCTAAGCCAAGCATTCCAACATTATGATAAATTCAATAAGCCCTTTTAATGATTTTGATTATCAGGGATTTTCTATTAAAATTTATCATGCTAACAAAGGTGAAGGATTACCAAAGCATGAACACCTATATGCTCATGCAACTATGTGCTGTAGCGGTTCTTGTGTAGTTCGTAAAGAGGGTAAAGAGCATATTCTTACTAAGAATGATTCTCCTGTAAATCTTGTAGCTAATGAATGGCATGAAATAGAAGCACTAGAGGACGGCACAGTATTTGTAAATATTTTTGCAGAAGGCAAATACTAAGTTACACTATTAACTCAAATTAAAACAAGTCAGCCTTAGGGCTGACATTTTTACGGGAAAATAAAATGCCTTACAGCAGTGATTCAGGCAAAGAGTACATCAAACAGCTTGTAACTAAGCTAAAACCAAAAGACATTTTAGATGTAGGTGCAGGCAGTGGCACTTATCCAAAGCTATTAAAAAATCTATGCGGTGCAGAATGCGAATGGACAGGAATTGAAATATGGGAGCCGTATGTTGAACAGTTTGACTTACGAAAAATATATAACACTTTATATAACTTAGATGTAACAACTGCAACAGTTCCATTTTTACAACAGTATGACTTAGGTATTTTGGGCGATGTTTTAGAACACATGACTAAAGAACAAGCTGTTGAAGTATTTAAAAAAATGACCGCTTGTTGCAAAAACATTATTATTAGCATACCTCTTGGCTATTACCCTCAAGATGAATATGAAGGCAATCCTTATGAAAAACACATAACAGATAACTGGTCATATCAAGATGTTATAGATGTATTTGGAGAGCCAGTTAGAAGCAAGGTTGATAATGAAATTGGTGTTTTTCTTTATGGAGAAGATATAAAAATGAAAATTGCAGTGTATGCCATTAGTAAAAATGAAGAACAGTTTGTTAAGCGTTTTTGCGACTCAGCCAAAGATGCTGATGTTATTTTGATTGCTGATACTGGTTCAACTGATAAAACTGTTGAATTAGCTAAAGAATGTGGTGCAATGGTTCATGATATTTTTATCAATCCGTGGCGTTTTGACATGGCTAGAGACACTGCTTTGGCCCTTATTCCATCGGATGTAGATGTTTGTATTTCTCTAGACTTAGACGAAGAATTACAGCCTGGTTGGAGAGAAGAAATTGAGCGTGTTTGGAAAGAAGATACAACTCGCCTACGCTATAAGTTTGACTGGGGATGTGGAATTGCATTCTTTTATGAAAAGATTCACCATCGTAAGGGTTACCGTTGGCACCACCCATGCCATGAATATCCAACGCCTGACCCACGCATCAATGAAGTATGGGCACATACGGATATGCTCTTGGTAATTCATAAGCCTGACCCAACTAAATCAAGAGGTCAGTATTTACCTTTACTTGAATTGGCCGTTAAAGAAGACCCACGATGCCCACGCAATGCGTTCTACTATGCCCGTGAATTAACTTTTTACAATAAATGGCTTGATGCTATTGTGGCCCTAAATAAATATTTGTCTATGCCTGAAGCTACATGGGTAAATGAGCGTTGTTATGCCATGAGACTTTTGGGTAAAGCTTATGATGCTTTAGGTCAAGATGGCAGAGACTGGTACAGAAAAGCAGCTAATGAAGCCCCGGGAACTCGTGAGCCTTGGGTTGAATTGGCTGAATCTGCTTATATGAAATCGGAATGGAATGAGTGCTACAGTGCCGCAAAACGTGCTTTAACCATTACCAATAAAGAAGATGTATACACAATGAATCCTTTGGTTTGGCAAGCTCTTCCGCATGATATGGCCGCTATTTCAGCCCATCATTTAGGATTTAAAGAAGAAGCTATTAAACAAGGAGAATTAGCGTTACAATTTGAACCTGATAATGAACGCTTAAAGGCGAACTTGAAGTTCTACAAACAGGAAGAATAGTATGGAAACCCAATCAATAACCACCATTTTAGTAGTATTCACTAACATTATTATGGCGATTATTGGTTGGTGGGTTAAATCCATTCAATCGACTCAAAAGGCCATGCAAGATGCTCAAAAGGATATCGTTAACGATGTTCGTAAGCTAGAAGTAAAAATGCCTGAAGAGTATGCCAAAAAAGACGACATTAATAGCCGTTTCGACAAGATTGATTCTACGTTGGAACGGCTATTTGACCGTTTAGATAGTAAGGTGGACAAATGAGACCCGCATATTTTTTAGTTGTTTTCGCTCTTCTTTTATTAATTGGCTCTAAAGTTAGAGCACAAGATTCAACGATGGTGATGAAATATCAAGGCCAACCAGTGCCTGCCGCGATGGCCCCATCTATGAGTGCATTTTCTCAAGACGTTTGTGGCATACCTTTATCGGGTGCCGTTTCTACAGTAGCTATTGGCCTATCAGGCGGTACGGTATATACCGACACCAATTGCGAACGCATCAAACTTGCTAAAACTCTTAATGATCTTCAGCTTAAAGTAGCGGCGGTTGCTATACTTTGTGGCGATGATAGAGTTTGGGATGCTATGGAAATGTCTGGTAGCCCATGCCCTATCAGTGGCATGATTGGCGATGCAGCAAGAGACGCATGGATTAAGCAATCCCCTAGAAAGTTTGAGAAACTATATGGCTTCATTCCGCAATTGTCTACTGCTATTGCTGGCCCTCCTAAGCCTGCTGAAAGCAAATGATGCGTTGGCTGATTCGTGCTATTGGACAGGCTCTGGGTATAACTCGAGTTGTTATGCCTGCTCCCCAGGATACGGAATGCCACAATGGTGGATTCAACAATACTGCGGAACCGCGGCGCCCACTTGTCAACCAAGAATCAACACGCAAACAATCGCTTGCCCGTCAGGACAAGTCGGGAATATTACTCAAAACCAAAACGTCACTTGTGCAAACCCTTACCAAGAAGCCACAGGAAGTTGGTACACTGTTAACTCAACCTGTGCCCCTGCCTGTACAGTCCAAACGCAACAGCAAACCATTAGTTGCCAAAGCGGGTACCAAGGCTCCATCACGCAACAAAGACAAACAAGCTGTCCAAGCGGCGCTTGGGGAAGTTGGCAAACCATCTCCAACACTTGCCAACCCATCATCACCACCGAAACGCAAACGCTCTCCTGTCCAACGCATCAAAGTGGTCAAATCACCCAAACAAGAACAACCACAGCAGGGCAAGTTGGAGGATGGATCACGACAAGTAACACGTGTGTCCAAGACACTCCAACCTGCGTCCCAAGCTCCCAAACGCAAACCCTTGCTTGCGGTGCTCACCAACACGGTCAAATCACCCAAGTCGAAACAAGTAGTTGCCCAGACCCCTATGGCCAACCCGTCTGGGGAAGTTGGGCAACAACCCAAAACACCTGTTCGCAAGACCCGCCAACGTGTCAGCCAAGCACCCAAACCCAAGTCCTGAGTTGCCAAACAGGCTACGTAGGGAGCATTACGCAAACACAGAATTCGGTTTGCTCAGACCCGTATGGGAATCCAACATGGCAGTCATGGACGACTGTATCGAACACTTGCGTAAAGTCGATAACCAATCCAACAAATGTCAGCAGTCCTGTCAGCCCAATCAGCCCCGTGAATCCAAGCAGTGTGGTGAGTCAGACTGCGACGGTAGCCACCACGCCAACGGTGACAACCACCACTTCCAACACATCTGTTACAACAACCCCCTCTGCACCTGCAACTGTGGAGACAAGTGCGCCGACGACATCGACGGATACAACAACAACGAGTCCAGCCCCTTCAACCTCAAGCACAACGACAACACCATCTGTTTCGGCTCCAACAAGCTCTGCACCATCGACATCTGCCCCAACGGGTGCAAAGGGGATAAGCCAAACACCAAAAGCGAAGATACCCTTATCGTCAGTTCCTCTAGCAGTGTCCTTGGACTTAATAGCCAAGCCGCAGATAGTTCAACCCAATCTATTTCCGAGCCAGGATATATCGCAGGATATTCCTCTGCTAATGCTAATGAACGACAGAACGCTTATGGAGATGATGGCCATACCATTGCCTGACCAAACTGATAAACTTAACGAAATAAAAGATTTAACCGTGGAGATAGAACAATGAGCACTGTAGACGATAAAGTAAATAAACTTGAGAAAGCCATCAAGTTTGTAAAAGAAAACACGGTAGTTGTAGGCTTCGTGTTGGGGGCTATTCCTGTTATTGGCGGGGCTTTTTATACTGGAATTACAGAACTTAATAAGGCTAAATCTGATTTAGCTGCATTCCATGGAATTGTGGAAGAGTTCCCTGCCATTCAAAATAAAGTAGCCTCTTTAGAAAAAGAAAACGCGGCACTTAAAGAGCGTTTGAATCAAACCAATGAATCTTTGGGCGCTACGCAATTGCGACTATCTGATGCGTATATCAATGCTAAAGAAGCTAAGACTAAATCTGACCAGGTAGAGCGTACAACAACTAAAGAACTTGAATTGCTTGGCCAATCTATGAAATCAGAATTAGGTGCTATTAAACGTGCTACTGGAAACCGCCTAGGCAACTGATGCGTCGATTATTATTGCTAACATTTTTGTTATTGGCAGGATGTAAGGATCAATACCGATATGAATGCCAAGACCCGAAACATTTTGGGGATGCTAAATGTCAGCATCCTGCTTGTGAATTTTCGCAAACTTGCCCAGAATATCTTGTCGCACCGATTTTGGAGAAAAAGATTGAACCACAACAGCCACAAAAAGCTCCTAACTGCCGATGAAATAGAAGTAAGGGTATGGGCATTTGTTGTATTGCTCATATCCTTTATTCTTTTTTTTATTGTTGTTGCAATCATCTATCGCACTACGTTTGTGATTCAGCCTATCAAGGCTATTTCCCCTATGGATTTAGCTGACCAAAGAATGCTGAACGACATCGTATTGCTAATTGTTGGCGGTGTAGGTGGAGTAATGGGCCGTAAAGGGGTCAAAGCAGCATCAGAAATGATTAATGCGGTAAAAGCTAATAGTCAGCCTCAGCCTCCTACGGGAACGCCACAAGCGCCGTATGCGATGCCTATGCAACAAAACTACGGTATGCCTATGATGCAACCAAGCTATGCCACACCAGTAGTGTTCAATAATAGTTGGACACCTCCGCCACCGCCATCTAATCCACCGATGTTAGAAGATGATGAGGAAAGATTAAGAATGGCTCATGCTAGGGAGAGTACAAAAGATGCTTAATTTCTTTGAAAACATTATTTACTATTTAGCTATTTTAGCTATAGCAGGCGGGGTGTTTATTTACTTCTTCGGGCGTTTTGTGCCAATGGTTCCATCGTTTGTTGGAATAATTTTAATTTTAGGTGGTGGCTATTATGTTGCTGACCATCATGGCTATGAAAGGCGAGTTGCTGAAAATCAGGCAGAAATCATACGTTTAAATGGCGAAGCTCGTGCAAAAGAACAAGAACTTAAATCTAAACTTGAAAACACTAATGCAGTTTTAAGAAAGGCACAAGATGATGTTAAAACTAAACAGGCTACCATTGATGCTCGCATTGACTCTGGCGAGTTGCGCTTCCCAACCTCCTGTGGTGTACAAGCCAATTCAGGTTCCTCCAATGGACATTCAGCCAATGCAAGCGAATCTGACAGACAGGCTATCAAAGCTCTTGTCGCAATCGCCTCAGACGGTGACACCGCCATCCTCAACCTCAATGCCTGCATCTCCCAGTACAACCAAGTAAGAGAAACAGTCAATAAGGGGGTTGAATGATTACCGCAGAACAGCTACAACAACTAGGTATTGGTGCTGAATGGGCTGACCCTTTAAATCAAACTTTTGCTAAATTCGGCATCGATGATATTTATAAGCAAGGAGCCTTTATCGGGCAGTGTTCTCACGAATGTAACAAGTTTAGAACATTAGAAGAGAACTTGAACTACCGCCCTGAAACATTGCAAAAGCTATTCGGGCACAAGTTTCAGCCTAATGAGTTTGCTATCTATGCACATAACCCCGAAAAAATTGCTAACAGAATCTACGCAAACCGCATGGGCAACCGTGATGAAGCTTCGGGAGACGGATGGCGATTTCATGGCAGAGGATGTATTCAGCTTACTGGGCATGATAACTATTGGCATTTTGGTCAAACAGTAGGTCAAGACTTTATATCAAACCCCGATCCTGTAGCTCAACCGCTATACGCGGCTATGAGTGCAGGATGGTTTTGGGCAACTCACGGATGCAATCCATTAGCAGAAGCTCAGAATTGGGAAGGCTTAACAAAACGCATTAATGGCGGAACTTTTGGTATAGAGGAAAGAATAGCGTTGACTCAACGTGCTATTCAAGTTTTATCTTAATAATGATATGATGGTCAATAACTAAAAAGAAAGCCCTGAGAATTTTAAATGCCTGATTTACTAGATGATGCAAGTAGCCTAGAAGAGTTACAACGCAAATTAGCTATCGAAAGAATACGAGAAGAAAAGACGCTTCAAAAAGTTCATACACATTGTATTTATTGCAATATAGAACTGACAGACAATTCTGCGTATTGTTCACCTGAATGTAAAGAGGATGGCGAATTAGAAAACGCCATCCGTCGTAGACAATTTCGTTAATCAGGTTTGCTAACTCTACAGCCATAAGCTGTTTCTGCGATACGGAACATACCCAATACTTTGCAATCCATAGCTATGGTTGCATAGGTATACACCTTACCCAAGCTAAAGCCCATGATTAAAACAAACATCAATGGCCAAAACATCTTTTTAACGTCTTCCCAAATTGCTTTCATTTTTTATCCCGTTCTATTTCAGTCCATGCTCGTTTTAATTCAAGCGATAAGCGAAGGATAGTTTCTTCAGCAGATTTATTTTCTGCTTCTAGACGCTCCATCCTCGCACGCATTTGACGACTTTCTTGCTCAAGAGTCGCCACAATAGATTCAAACTCATCTTGTGTCATTCATCGCATCTTTCAATCAACGCTGCATAACCACAGATATCCACAATGCTATCTCTATGTGTAATATCATTAGCCAATCTAGCTGTTTTCATAAGAATCATTAAAATAGCGACATCTTTAGCATCCAAGAGTATTTCAAAATCCATGCCTTTATTGGCATTAATCCATTCAGTCCATAGTCTAGCGATGGCATCTAAGTTCTTAGATGGCTTACCATAAGTCTTTTCTCGATCACCATAGATAATCTTTTTAGCTTCATCTAATACTGACGGATTAGTATCTTCCAAAGTTAGATTGATAGCATATGTTGGGCCATTAGCTCCTGCCCCGCCAAAAATAGGTGTTGACGAACCCGCGGCACCGATTGGTATCGGTTTAGATTTAAATTTACTGCCGCAATGTAAGCCTGCCTCGCATAAATCGCATGGGGCTTCTTCGTCTGCTAATTCATAAAAAGCACACATATTGCAATTAAACCTAAATAAAGCTTCACTGTTATCTTGCATTTTTCTTCTCCTGGTAAATCTTGCGTAATAAAATGGATGCTCTGATAACTCTTAATCTGTTCTCTTGCTTAACAACATAAGAGCCATTCGGCATCTTTTCGTTCAATAATGTTTCCAACTCCATAGCTGAAACTAAATACTCATCCACTATCTTTTCCTTAACAC